AGTGAAAGCAAGCCACAGGCAAGGCAAGCCGACACGGTTGACCCTTTACGGTAGACAGTGAAAGCAAGCCACAGGCAAGGCAAGCCGACACGGTTGACCCTTTACGGTAGACAGTGAAAGCAAGCCACAGGCAAATATAAGATAAAATGCTTGAAAAATACGATATTGATGTAAAATAATTAGTGGGGCGCATGATAGACACCTTCACGTGGTGCGCTCTGTCAACGGATTTATCCGGCTGAGTCTATCAAATTGCTGAGAGGGCTACCAAGCCTTGAGGTAATAAGTGTCTATACCGAGGTCTGATTTTCAGAAATCGTGAGGGCTACCTGATGGCGGGTCATAAGTGAGTATCGGCAATTCTAAACAGTTCCTCTTCTGTATAAAAAAGACGACGACGCCGTATATGTTAGTGAAAATGTACGTAGCCGGGCTTTATGCCCAATGGTGAGGGCGGATTTTAATATCCGTCGGAGTTATGCTGAGTTAGATGTGAAACCAAGTCGTAAGCCGTATTCGTTAATGTACGGATTAGCTCGAAAAAGTTCTTTGAGGGCGCGATTAAGGTAGTAGTATCACCACCCGAGGGTGGCTCGACTATATCCGAGGATGAACTGTCGGACTATTGCCCGTAATCTCGAGGGAAAGAAGTAGAGTGAAGAAAAATTACATAATACGCACTATAGATGCAAGTCTGTAGTGTTTCATATAAACTCATATAGAGCGCTTGAGACTGGTTATTGCAATCGGTCTTGAGCGCTTTGTTATGAGCTTATGCTCGTAAATGTAATTATTAAATCAAGCCGAATAAGGAGGAATCTGTTATGGCAGACGTAAAAGAAGTATTAGAGGCACTTGAGAGCAAAAAGCTTTCAAAAGAGGATATCAGAAAAGCTGTAGAGGAGCTTTGCGCTTCTTACAATGAGGCTTTTCAGGAAAAGAAGTATGATGTAGCTTCAGGTATCGAGGAAGATATGACTAAGCTCGTGAATCAGTACACGGCGCAGGCTCGTGAGGATTGTTTCAATGAAATCAAGACTTATGATGACCCTATGCTTGAGGCGGTGAATCGTCTCACCTTTACGACTATTCGTATAAAGGATATCAAGCAGGGTGATGACAAAATCCCTGTACGTACTATCGAAGAGGTTGAGAAACCTATTGACGTATTGAGGCTTCACAATTCAGTCAAGGGCGGAATCGGAGCTGATAAGCAGTGGATGTATAAGATTGAGAAATTCAATATGCTTATGACGGCGCAGAAGTGTATCGACCTAGGTCAAGACCCTAAAGAGGTCTATGACTGCATGACTATGCAGAAAATTAGCAAGGAAATCGACATGGGTAAGAATCCAACATCGAAAACAAAAATCCTTGCGACTCTTACAGGCGTAGTACAGGCTATGATTGGTGAGGAATATAAGCCGGTATCGCATGATGTGAACTATCTTATGACGATATTTGCGAAGAAAAATCGCAAGGCTCTGAGCGTCACCTGTGCAAATCACCGATATATGAGGAATTATATCATGGAAATCTGTCACCGAATCGTGTCCGGCGAAAGCTATGATGTCCAGTTTAAAAAGGAAAGTAAGTAATCCGGGGAAATCCGGAAGTTTGAGGAATGCCATCGTCTGAGGCATTCCTTTTTTATGCAAAGCTTTTATGCAAAGCGGAAAGGAATTTCACTATGGAATGGATTGGAAATCTCTCAAAAGGGAAATTGAACACCCCAGAGGGTCAGAAATGGATTAATGCAGCAAAGAAATATATGACCGAGGAAACAATGCGCTGGGTAGGCGCAGAAACTCCGGACGGAACTAACATGGCTATGATTTCTACATATATAGACGGGGATTTTGTCTTTGACTGTGCATATGATGGGAAATCCCGCGGAGACGAGATAGTAACCCGGGATATCGACGAGGCTCTTGATTGGCTTATGACAGCGGTATCGGGTAAGGTTCATATGTCATATGGCGAATTTAAGAAGCGTGTAAGCGCTCTTATCGCCAAAGCAGGTGGCGGAATTTCAGTTTGCTTCAACGTAGATTGGGAAAGAGGTCGCTATTATGCGAACTGTTCCGATGGTGTAAAAATCATCGGGAATTCGATGAGCTTTAAGGTATCTGTGCGATGGGGTAGCCACGGAAATCACGCTTCCGTAGCGGAATTATAGAGGTACAGCATGAAAAGAAAGGTTATTTATACAGTTATTACTGGGGCGCTCATGATGGGCGCCTTTTTTACAGGAAGTTCAATCCATAATGGTGAATCAAGGAACATGGGAAATCCGGCTTCGGAAATTACTGAGGTTTCCGAGGCTCCGGAACCGACTGAAATGTCGGGAATCCCGACAGATGATATCGCTGATTATTATATCAATTCCTACGGATATATCACATTAGAACTTTGTGATGTGCAGAATGTTAACGGTGATCCGGGGAATCCGAAGTATATCGACTATCTGAGAGAAAAGGGGATACCGGATATAACCGAGGATATGCATGATGCTTATTTCGACCTGTCAACCGTAACTGGGTATGACGAGCACGACGGAATATTAACGCTACACACAGAATCCGGCGATGACTTGATAATCAATAAGTGAGGTGGCGACATGAGAAAAGATGTGGGGTATTCTACGAGATGGGAAAATCCCTACTCGGGTTTTGTTATTAAAGATTTTCGCGAGCTATTGCAAGCTGTAGTATGCCCGGGTTGGTGCTGGCAAGAGGTCAGAGATATGAGAAAAGATGGTGTACATATCGGACATATAGAGGCATTTAAAATGGTTTTCGCATGGAAACGCATGGAACCGGATGTGGAATTTAAACTGTATATCGAGTATTCCCACGATGGTTCGGTAAAGACGACGATTTATCAGAAATGTGGATTACCGGTTTATGAGGGGCACTCAATCAAGGAAGGTAAAGAGGCTTTATCTTATCTATACGGGAATGACAATGCGGATATATCTGACGAGCTCAAAAGCTACTTTGAGACTATCTTACAGTGGTAAAACGAGGATTTTATTATGATTATCACAGGAATTATAGCGGTGCTTTTTCTCCTCGGAATTTCATTTCGAGGAGATTGTAGTGTTCCGGAATCTACGGCTCTAAGCGAGTCAGAATGGCATGAGCTACTTAAAGAAATTGAGAGGTATGAGACATGAGTATCAGAGAGAAAAGACACAGACTTAAACTCCAGAGGATTGCTGGAGGAATCATGCTGGCAATTGCTATGGTGATTGTATGGGGAATGATGAAATATTTCCCGAGCGAGGATATTAGCTTCGTGTTTGTTATTATCGTTCCGGCATTAATGTGTCTATTCTCAAGGCATCTCGTGTTATGGGATTTGGAGGAATGATATATGGATTTAACTGTAACTTATATCGTGAAGGAATCTGGTGTAAGGGTAAACAAAACGTTTGACAGTGATTTTAAATGTAGAGCATTTATTAGGAAATTGAGGCATTCTAAAAAATGCCTGTTGGTGGCATACCCGTTGTTTATAGATTAGGAGGACTTATGACAAAGGAAGAGTTATGCGCAAAAATAAGCAGAGAAAATCTGCTTATGAGACAGGATGTAGAAGAAATAGTTACGTATTTTACAGAGGAAATTGCTGCGGCAATGACGCGTGGTGAAAGAGTAACAATCCGAGGATTTGGAACGTTTTCGGCGGTGAAGCGGGAAGCCAAGAAAGCAAGAAACATTCATGCGAATCGGGAAATGATAATTCCCGAACACATGGCACCTAAATTTCAGCCATGTAAGGCACTAAAGGAGAGAATAGAGAAAGGAGCATAGTATGTCAATGCTAGTTGAGCCAGATGGAGTCTGGCAATTCTTTGAGGAAAACCTCGAGGCATTGCGGAGCGGGGCAAAGTTAACCGTAGCTGAGCGCATGGAGTATGGTATTCAAATTCTCGCTGGCTTCGATGACTATCCAAAGTTGATTGTCGAGCAGGATGAAGAGGAAATATGCGAAGAGTACTGTTTCAATGCAAAAGATGCTAGCGATACTCTGCGGAGAATGTCGGATGATTATTTGACATCTAAGGCAATTCTTGATGCTATGGATGAGGAAGAAGCGGATTCATGGGATAGTTGGGATAGTAACGATTATACAGATAATGATTCAGAAATTGAAGTTACAGAAGATGATATAAGGGAAACAACCCGCGACTTCATCTCATATGTAACGGGGCTTTCTGCAACGATGATTTCTGATGAAGAATTAGAAGACTGCACAAACCATTTCCTTGAGTACTTAGCAAGAAAATGGGAACACACGGATATAGTTCGTCCGATGAAGCTCAAGGATGCAGATACCGGGGAATCTTATTTTACGCGGCATCCATACGAAGATATTGTATGGAGTGACCCTGATAATCCGCTCTATAAGCCAGCTGAATAAAGCTGGTATGCTTGCCAATGCTCAACTTCCGGGAATGCCAGCCCAAGTGCAAGCGGATAACGCTAATGGAGTAAATACATAGAAGAAAAGGAGATTAAAATTATGGCAAAGATCAAAACATTAGGAGACGCAGTAGTAGTAGTTTCAACACTTAAGTTCGAGGATATCAAGTTCCTTGAGAAGTATCGTAAGGATGCTTTAGCACTTAAGGGTGGCGAGGATAACAAGGAGATTATCTTCAGAGTAGGAGCTAGCGGAACACCTAGCGCAAACGAGTACGGAATTACATTTGAGGGTGCAACAAGAGACGAAGCTAAGCAGGCTATCTTAACTCTCTCGCTCAACTACGAGGGCGAGGATATCAAGGGCTTTATTGCAGACCAGCTCGGTTCTACAATCACTCAGCTTGAGAAGCTTGAGAAGACTGTTCCAACAATCCTTGCAGAGGTTAAGGCTGAGCGCGAAGCAATCGTATCTTCAATCGAGATTGCATAGTCTTGGTCTTGAAGATTCCCCGGGCGGTAAATCAATTACCGCCCTTACAATTTAATACGGTACCAATTAATTAACAATACATATGTAGAACGAAAGGAAAATATTATTATGATCAAAGTTACAATCGGAAACAACGTAAAGAGAGAGTCAGTTATCATTGATGAGGCAACAACACTTCGTACAGCGCTTGAGGATGCAGGCGTAGATTACACAAGAGGAACAATGCACTTAGATGGTTCATCACTCCAGCCGGGAGACCTTGATAAGTCATTCGCTGATTTTGGCATTAAGGATAAGGCATTCCTTCTTAATGTTGTTAAGGCTGATAACGCAAGATAGGATAAGCTGCAATACAATTTCATATGGAAACAACCCCCGCTTCGGCGGGGATTTTGGGAAGATAAGCGCACTGCGGCGCTAGGTATATTAGATAGCTTGTAAAATAAACAATAAACTCTTTTGACATGGTTGGTATGGTTTTACATACATAGTATCTCTTTTTAAACATTTAATCCCATTGCTATCTAATCGGGTTCGATTCCCGGTCTTCCCTTTCCTAAAAAATATAGTTAAGGAGGAATTATTATGTTTAGAGATATAATCTCTGAGACGCCTTTTACTTCGTCTCAGGCAAATGCCTATTTCAATCGTGTAGTTCAGGGAGATTATTGGAGAGGAAGTGATGCAACATTTCTCTCAACCTTAAGAGCTCTTCTTACAAAAAGGAAAAAGCAGGAAGACCCTACAATACGGCTATCATATAGCAATTCGAATTATTCTAGCAGTGCCTTAGCGAATAATTCTGATACAGATATCGCAAGAGCATTATCTCGTTGGGCAACCCTCGATAAAGGAGAATTCAGAATTCATGATATCAGAGGAACCGAAGAGGAAATATGCCAGCAATTTAGAATTCTAAGGGATAAATTTACATCATGCAGGAGTGAGTTTACCCGGGTAGAAAAGGTATCATTATTCTATCGTAAGTCATTTGCTGTTGAGTGTTTCATAAATCAGCAGGACTACACTGTTATGCTGTTTGTTGAAAATTTAACGGCGAAAAGATTGCATTATTTACAGTGTGGTATATTTGCCATGATGCCTTGGTATTTTGACCCGACTGAGGGAGTAACAAAGAACGAGATGGCTTTAATAGAAGCACTCAAAGATGGCGATGCTGCTGCTTATATCAATATCTTAAAAGAGATAGCTGATGATTTCGATTTCAGAGAGGCATATATAAAATCAAGCTTATCAGAAATAGAAAAACGTTCGTGGGCGCAACGCTTAGAAAGAGTCGAGCATAAGATACATCAGGTGGAGAAAGATATCACAGGTTATAACGATTCTATTCGTCATCTCCTCGCGAGCAGAAATGAGCTCCTAATTGACCAAATAGGAATTAAGACAAAAATGAAAGAAGAAAATGCGGAATCGGAGCTTATTGACTATTTTCTCTGTAATAAAAAAATAGAGTTAGCTAATGTTACAGGGGATGAAATAACCTTTGTAGTTAAGGATTATGTAACATATTTTGATGAGGATATGGTTGAATCTGTGCTTGATAATGAATACAGCTATGTATATGATCCTGGTTGTGATTCGGATGTATCAGAAATTGTAGCTCCCGAGGATATGAAAAAGCTTATGACAGCTATTTTTATAGACCAGTCATTGCATATTAAGTTCTGCGCAGCATATACAATTAGTCTAGGTGAGGGTGTTCGAGCCTTAAGAGGCTACCATTACGGGGTTGCCTATAACGATTGTATGCCAAATCCACATACAGATAGATATGAATGTTTGGGAACTTATCTTGGTGAGATTAATAATTGTCTCAGCAGGAATGATACAATTGGAGCAATAGAACAGTGTGTTGCAAGCTGCAAGTCCCTGAACTTTGGAGATTCTACAGTTATGGAAGTTTTTATGTCTAGGTTATACAATCCTGATGATGAATACGACTATGATAAATGCATTGAGCTTCCGGATGGTAGAACTGTCAATATTGTACAAGCTATTGCATGGATGAAAGAACAAGATGAAAAAGATGAAGAAAAAGAAGAGAAAGCAACTGAAACAGTTGAGGAAGGAAAAGAAAATGAGTAGACCTATAAAGTTGTCCATTGAACAGGCAGAAGCATTTAAAAGAGAGTTCGCAGATATCTTAGCTGCTGGAACTTTTCCCGAAGGTGAGATCAAGTTTTCCAAAAAATTCGAGACATGCAAGGACAAAGCAACATTATATTTCAAGGAAAAGGCATGGCAAAAAATGACATGCCTTGTTGATGAGATAGATAAGGAAGTTGCATGGCATGGAATTGCTAAGCGATATGATAATGATGGCGAGAATGCTGCTTATATCATCGAGGATATCCTCGTATATCCACAGAAAGTTACCGGGGCTACAGTTACAACCGACCAAGTAGAGTATCAAACATGGCTGATGGATAGAGATGATGATGAATTTAATAACATAAGAATGCAGGGTCACTCACATGTAAATATGTCAACATCTCCATCAACAGTAGACCTAACACTGTATGATCAGATAATCAGCCAGCTTACTGATGATATGTTCTATATTTTCCTTATTATAAATAAGAGAAACGAGAAAACAATAAAAATATATGATTTCCGAGACAATATCGCCTATGAGACGGCGGATGTTGAAACAAAAGTCCTAATGGCTCCGGATGGAGTTATGAAATTTGTAGAGGATGCAAAGAAACTAGTGGTAGAGGAGAAACCTGTTGTTCAGTCATATTATTCACCTTACTATAGCGGATACACAGGTAAAGCAGGTGTAGCAACTACTTCTAGCGCAGTTACTTCCAGCACGACAAATGTATCTACTGCAGCAAAAAGCACCGGGACTTCACCAACATCAACAGTAAAATGTCAGTCAAAAACAAAAGAGGAAAAAGGAATGTTCACGGGTCGTCGTGGGTATAATATATACGATGATGACGACGAATTTTATGATCAGATGTACAATGCAAGATCTGCCAGAAAAGCTTAAGGAGGGGCAATATGAATTTAACAAAATCATATGAATTTTTTCAGCCAGAGAAAGATAAAACAACAATCCACATCATAGGATGTGGATCTGTTGGCTCGACAGTTGCAGAGAATCTGGCTCGTTGCGGAGTAAAGAATATGACATTATGGGATTTTGATAAGGTCGAGCCGCATAATATCGTAAATCAAATGTTCAATGAAAATCATGTAGGAATGCTTAAAGTTGATGCATTAAGAGATATACTTACAGATATTAATCCAGATTTAAAGGATACTCTTGAAATCCACGCAGAGGGCTGGAAAGGTAAGATGCTATCAGGATATATATTCCTATGTGTAGATAACATAGAATTAAGAAAGGAAATTGTCGAAAAGCATTTCGACAGTCCATACATCAAAGCGATGTTTGACTTTAGAACGCTTCTTGAAGAGGCTCAGCATTATGCTGCTGATTGGTCTGACAGGAAAATGAAGCAGGATTTCCTTAATTCAATGCAGTTCTCACACGAGGAAGCAAAGGATGAAACACCTGTGTCGGCGTGCGGTATCACGTTAGGAGTAGCTACAACGGTTAGGTTAATATCCGCCCTTGGAGTTAATAACTATATTAACTTTGTAAAAGGAAATGGTATAAAAAAGCTGATCATAGTCAATGGATTTACCTTTGATTTGATGGCTTTTTAGTAAATTGGCTGAGCTTATGGCTCAGCCTTTGATATGCAATGAAGATTTATCTCTTAGAGATAGCTTCCGCTGTCAGCGAAAGTAACAATTAGATTAGGAAATGGAGGTCAGCCCAGCATCCTGAAGACGCGTTCTTCCTGGATTCCCCGGTCAACTTATTGAAGTTCATGAAGTCGTCATCCCAACGACCATTGATAATCAATCAATTAACAATATCAACCCCGATAAAGAAAACCGGACAACGTAGGAATCTACCCGCCTCCGGATGGCCTTCGCGACGAATATTATATAGATTGCATAAGAAAAAGGAGAGTTATATGTATTACATAACAGTTAAGCAGCCTCCGATGTATCATCAGATGACATTGGAGGAATTTCTTTTTGGAAGCCCTGTTGTTGATTATGTTATTTCTCATAATCAGACAAACACAAGGACTTATGAAACGGAAAAAATTAATTCAAGGTTTAAAAGCTTATTTAAAACTGATGAATTAATTGGCAAATTAACCGATTTCAATAAAAGCACGGAGTTCCTTAGAGAGTCCCCGAGAGAATCCTTGTATAATAGCTTCTCTATCCCTAAAAAAAGTGGAGGGTTACGTCAAATAAACGCACCAAATCCTGAGCTGATGACAGCTCTTCGAAATCTGAAAACAATTTTTGAAACAGATTTTGGTGCTTTGTATCACACAAACGCTTTTGCATATATAAAGCACCGTAGCACTATTGATTTGTTAAAGAGACATCAGAACAATAACAGCAAGTGGATGGCAAAAGCAGACCTTCATAATTTCTTTGGAAGTACAACACTTGAGTTTGTAATGAAAATGTTTGGAATGATTTTTCCGTTTTGTGAAGTAATAAGGGATGAGGATGGTAAGAAGCAACTCGAAAAGGCTTTAGAGTTAGCTTTTCTTGATGGTGGACTTCCGCAGGGGACTCCAATATCTCCGATTATTACAAATGTTATGATGATTCCAATTGATTTCACTATTTCCAAAAAACTCCGTACCGATGATAGGTTTAAAGACCAAAACTTCGTATATACAAGATATGCTGATGATTTTCAGATTTCGTCAAGATATAGTTTTGATTATAAAGAGACTGAAAATCTTATAATATCTGTCTGTGAGGAGTTTGGCGCTCCATTTACCCTGAATCAGAAAAAGACAAGATATGGATCTACCTCCGGAAGAAATTGGAATTTAGGATTGATGCTCAACAAAGACAATCAGATAACAGTTGGTCATAAGAGAAAACGTCAGTTTAAGGCAATGCTAACTTCATATGCTTTGGACAGAAAGAACAATAAACCGTGGGACATTTCAGATATTCAAACTCTTGAAGGGTATAGAAACTATTACCGCATGGTTGAGCGAGAAAATATTGACGAAATTGTGACTCATATCAGTAATAAATTTGATATAAATATACGAAAAGCAATAAAAGAAGACTTACAAAGTCTTCGTTAGGAGGATAATATGCATAAGATTCCGGCAGTAGGGGATAGGGTAAAGATTAGAGAATGGAATGATATGGAAGCGGAATACAAGCGGAAATTTCCGGCTCAGGATTGGATAAGCACTCCCTGTGTTGCGTTTGTGTCGGAAATGGAGTCGCTTTGTGGCAAAGAATTTACAGTCAGAGCAGTTGAAGCACTTGACGATGAAGACGAAAATGGAGAAGTAGTTATGCGCATACACCCTCTCGAGGACATAACCGCTTTTGTGATAACTCAATTTATGCTAGAACCACCTGAAGAGCTATCTGAAGATGAGTATGAAACAAGTGAGGTAGATAATTTCTTGAGTTTATTCAAAAAGGAAAGTGATTAATTAAGGGCTACATTTTACAAACAGTAACAATTATTCAGTGATATATATTACAATGAAGATTTATCTCTTAGAGATAGCTTCCGCTGTTAGCGAAAGTAACAATTAGATTAGGAAAGATACCTCCTGGAGCCAATCCAAAACGTCATACAGGTGGCGTCCACCAGCAGCTTCTTTACTGAGCAACCACGGTTTGTCGTCATCCCAAGCACAAATCCATTGACTATCAAGGCTCCACCTTCAAACGACCACCTTTTATTTCCCAGAACAAAGATGAGAATCAGGATTTAAAAGTGCAGCACACACAATAGATTGTAATTTATATTATCTCAAAAAGGAGAAAACTATGCGATTAAAAAACAATATTGAAATTAGTAAAATAAAAACCGATTTAATGACATGTCCAAGCAAAGAAAAGCTCGAAGCATATAGAAAAGAGTATGAAGAAACTGGACATATACACGGTGAAATTGTCCTTACGCATGAAAATCAGATTGTAGATGGATATATAAGCTTTTTAATTTTGAAAGAAGCTGGATTTCTTGAAGTTCCAGTTGTCTATAAATGTAAGGATATATTTATTACAGCAATTCATCCGAATGAAGCAGGGCACAAGGTCAGAACTTGGAGAGTAACAAATGAAACAAAAAATCCTGAGTTATTAGTAAAGGGTGGATATGCATTAGTAGATACAAGTAGAGGGCAAGCTGGGGTAGAGATAGTTGATGTAATCTGCAGTAATAAAGCAAGTAAGTATAGGGTATCCAGAGATGTTATATCTGGATTGCTTATACTCCCGGAGGAAAAATAAAATGACCGAGATAATTCATGTGGGAGACTTAGTTAGAGTTAAGGATTGGGATGCTATAAAACGTGAATTCGGTGTGCATAAAAACATCTTTGACGGGAATGTTATAGCGCACACGTGGTTTTCGTTTACTTCTGTTATGGCAAATGAATTATGTGGCAAAATGTTTACCGTAACAGATATCTCTCCAAACGGAGAAGTTAAAGGACATGGTACCGGATGGGCTTTAGGCTCTGACGTCTTAGAGCTTATTAACCTTTCTTCAGATGAAGATAATCCACAACAATCTGAAGCATTGACTCGTTTCTTGGAAAATATAAAGGTTAAATAATATGGTAAGTAATATTTAGTGAGGTGAGAAAATTGAGAACGTATGTGACACGCGTTTATTACGCATTTTCGGAGAAAACCATGTGTATATGCTCGCAAAATGATGATGGCTTAACTAAGAACCTAAGTGTCAGAGACCTTATGACGGCTTTAAGTGTAGCGAAGCCAGACGTAAAAGTACAAATTGAATATGATGAACCTTATCAAGGCAGTCCATTACAGACATGTGACGATGATAAGTATGCGCCAATTGTAATCTTTGTTCCAGACAAGAATGCTGTAATAAGAATCGCTGAGGGTAATGGAGATGACTTAACAGAAGCGGATATCTCCGAGGGTGATATCGACTATATCTATTACGACTGCTATGATTTTGAGAAAGATATGGAAAACAGAGGCGGTTCTGTTATGCTTAAGAATTATTTTCGAGATATCTATAAAGAAACCGAAGATTGTATACCTGAGGTTTTAGATATGCTCTATAATAACCCCGATATGGGATATATGGTACTTAAGAAAATGGTATCCGGAAATAATTAACTAAATTGATGTTTTGTAATGCAGATTAATTATCGCTTATAGAAATACCATGAGTAAAACTAATACATATATGATAATTGCTTCCGCTGTCAGCGAAAGTATCACCTTGTTAGCTGCACTTTAAATAACGTGTACAAAATAATTAGGGAATTCAAGAGAGGGGATTTCACTCCGTTTCATCCACCTCCTTTGAACTCACTAATTATTTCGAAAACGTCATTTAAAGCGGCACTTGAGTATATACCAAAAGTTCGACAGAATTTCGGTATACAGATTACAAAACAAGAAAGAAGATACTAAAATGATATTATCAGAAATAGCAGAGTTTGTTATAGACAATTATCCAGATAGTTGTATAGCACATAATCATAAAGTTATTAAAGGATGTAGAGATGGTTGGTACGAAGAAAGTCTTATTGATCCACTTTTAAGTTTTTATATGTATGAAAAAATGGATTTATGTGGATGTGGGATTCCTGAGCAGACCTATGAAATAATCAGATTATATTTACATATCAGAAAAGACTGGTTTACAAAGGATATGTTATATGAAGAGGTTCTTGAAAGATATAAAAATGATCTTCACATTGACACACAAGACTCGTTACAGGCCGGTTTGCTACAATTTCTTGCTTATGTATTAGATTCACATGATTTTACAGAACATGGTGGAAGTATTGGTGGTTGTTGGCTCACAGAAGATGGTGAAAGATTATTAAAAGTTCTTGATGAATGGCACAAAAGAGAATCCCAAGAAACATAGATTTCTTGAGGATTTTTAGGAGGTAAATTATGGCTTATATAGAGAATATTGTAATAGGAAAACCAATAGCAGAACCACAACAGATATTTGCATTAGATGAAAATGATTGGAACAGAATTGAGCAGGAAAAGACTTATTATACCAGTGAAAGATTTCTTCCTAGAATTCTTGTGGAATTAGGCATTTATCCGTCAATCAGTGAGATTAGACGAAATAAGTCTAATCTTATGGTAAGTTTAGATAATGTTGATTTTATTGATAACTTGAAAGTTAGTAGAAAAAGAAGACTGTGGATTTTAGTTGGAGAATAAAATAAAAGGATATGACGTTTTATCAGTTGAAAAAGTTGAAAGTGAGGATAATAAAATGACAGGATTTAGTAAAGTGGCAATTGTAAATTTGGTAGATGATTGCAATAAGAAGGATTATGGATTTGCTTTATATGATAAAGATATTAATGAAATTGTTAAGTATGATACCAATCATCCGTTATATCTGGTTGTAAATGCAAGATGGAAAGACAACAGAGTTCTTGGAATTTTAAAAGAAATTAAGACAGTCGAAGAGTATGGTAAGGGTGTGACGGCTCAGGTTGTCGGTGTAGTTAATATGAACGCATACAATGCAAGAATTGATGAGGAAAATCGTCAGAAAGAAATTGCAAAGAAGAAAGCTTCTATTGAGAAGGAGCTAAAGTCTGAGATTGAAAAGATGAATAATATTGCTTTATATAAAAAGATGGCAAAGGAGCATCCTGAAAATCCAAGACTCGCTGAACTTGTTAATGCACTAGAAGAGTTGGGAGAATAATATGGCAGGATGAGATTATATTAATATGAAAATATAGGAAGCAAAAGAGGTGCTAAAAATGAAGATTATAAGGACTGCGGAGATATATGACATAATATATAAAGTAGGAGATGTAGTGGAGTTTGAGCTTACTACTGGAGAAAAAGTTCGGATGATAGCAGTTAATCAAAAAAGAGATATGATGGAATTTTGTTTTGCAGAATGTCTGTCTGCCCGCTATCAAATGAATACAAGAGATACGAATGAAGGCGGTTTCGAAGAGTCTCTTTTAAGGAGAATTCTTAATGAGGAAATAATACAAACTTTTCCAACAGAAATTTATGACAAGATGGTTCCATTTGATAATGGCGATTATCTGAGTATCCCGACAGAGGAACAGATCTTCGGAAAGAACATATATGGAGAGCCTATAACGGACGACAGTACAGAACAATGGGACATTATGAAGCAAACCAAGAATAGGATTGCGCTTCAGGGACTCGCAGGCGCTACTACTTGGTATTGGCTAAGAAATAAGTCCGTGCGGTCGGCTTCCGCCTTCTGCATTGTCTATAACGTTGGCGATGCGTACGGCGTTGGGGCTTCTGCCTCATGCGGTGTGCGCCCCCTTCTCAATTTATATAATGTAGTTTAAAATCTTGGCTCTTTAATCTCGCCACCTCGTGTGGCGAATTAAGAGCCTTTTTAGTAAAAGGAGATCAATATGAATAAAGTAATTTTAATGGGTCGTTTGACTCGTGATGCAGAAATCAAAGCAGGAGCGAATACAACTATTGCTCGATTTAACTTAGCAGTAGATAGGAGATTCGCGAAAGATGATGATGCACAAAAGGCTGATTTTATAGGCTGTGTAGCTTTTGGTAAAACTGCTGAATTCCTTGAGCGATTCGGTCACAAGGGGATGAAGTTTGTTATAGAAGGCCGAATCCAGACCGGCAGCTATACAAACAAGGATGGACAGAAGATATACACGACTGATGTAATTACGGAGAGTGTAGAATTTGCTGAAAGTAAAGCTGCTTCACAAGCTAGCTCGAGTGCCAATTCAGAACCGATGTTTGTTCCGGCTCCGGATAATGATAGTGATTTTATGAATATCCCGGATGGAATAGAGGACGAGCTTCCATTTTAAAGAGGTGCTAATATGAATAATATACCGAAGATAGGAGACACTGTACAAATTCGCCAATGGGATGATATGGCTGCTGAATATGGGATTTCTTCTGGTGGTTATATATATCCAGAGTATGAGAGTGATATGAGCGGGCGCGATGTCCCATTTAATCGAGCAATGGAGTCTTTATGCGGGCAGACATTCATAGTTGAGGATGTAATCGGGTATGTTTTGTATGGGCATATGACACAATGGACTATTACATCAAAAATGGTTGAGCTAATAGACGATAATGTAGCTGATTCGTCTGAGTTAAATAATTTTCTAAAACTGTTCGGAGGTAGATAATATGGGATATATTCCTAGTGTGGGAGAAAAGGTTCGAATTCGCCAATGGGATGATATGGCGGAGGAGTTTGGATTCGATGCTGTAGGCATACCTTGCGCCAGCTCTTTTGTGAAAGATATGAAGTACCTATGCGGTAAAGAATTTACAGTAACAGCTGTGTCGAAAATAGGACGTAAAAATAGATATGGTGACGAATATTGTTTAATAAGTGGATGTACTTCTAGATATACGATATCATCTGATATGATAGAATCTATTGATAAGGTAGATTCTCCTAACGTTGTTTTCGATTCATCAGCTATCTCTGATTTTCTTAACAGTATGACAGTATTAGGAGAAACTAAATGAAAAGAGTGCGTTCTAAGAAAGGACGGATACGTGAATTAAGAATTGCGACCCGTTATACCGAATGGGCTTATTACAGAGAGTGCCCGGAAATGACTAATAATTATAAAAAAATACATAATATGCCAATGGGCATTGCTATTAGAGAGGTGATAAGTATGGATAAAATACAATATAAAGCTTATTTATCGACACTGCCGCAGTCATACCTTGTAGATTTGATGATAAGTTTGCAGGAGCAGAATGAGGCTTTGAGTAAAGCTGTAAGTGAATATAAAGCCACTCAGGCAGAAATGGCTGATATGTTTGAAAAATTTTCTAAATCATTCAAGGCTAAACTTGTACGTTACACAGTTGTAATGAGGGACATATCCAACGAAAAGACAAGAGTCGTCGAGATTCGTGCTAACGATGCTGTTGAAGCATGTAGAAAAGCAGTTGATACAGTTATAGCAAAAGACCGAAGTGTTAGTAGAAATGATTTAATTATTAATGCGGTGTGTGCTGCTGATGAAAAATAGGATTAAAAGGAGGCTTTAGGATGGGATATATTCCTAGTATTGGTGAAATAGTGAGAATTCGCCAATGGGATGATATGATACAAGAGTTCGGAACTCGTGAAAACAGATTCGATGACGACGATAGAATAGTAATTCCGTGCAAGGGAACGTTTGTCCCAGAGATGAAAAAATTTTGTGGTAAAGAATACGAGGTTGCTCGTCTTAAAGACATGCTGTTTGTTGGCTATACTAGAGTCTTTTTTACTAACGGTTCAACTCGACCCTTTGTATTTTCTCCAGATATGTTGGAACCGGTAGGAAACGATGAAGAAATAGATTTAGGAAATGAAATAATAGATTTCCTTAATCTGTTTAGGGAGGTGTAAATTATGGGGTATGTCCCATTCGAAGGAGATTTGGTTCGTGTGCGCCTGTGGGATGACATGAAAAATGAATTTGGAACAGACTATGATGGTGATATAGATTGCAGAATATGCTTCTCTAGCGGAATGAGAAAATTCTGCGGTAGAGAGTTCATTGTTACTGATGTTGTACAGTCGTACCATGACGGCCTATACAAAATAGGTGGATTAACTCGTGAGTATACGATAACATCTGAGATGATAGAACCTGCGAGTATAACAGAAACCTATGAAACGCAAGAAATTGATAATTTCTTAGACACATGGAAATAAATTAAAATCTTACAATGAAGATTTATCTCTTAGAGATAGCTTCCGCTGTTAGCGAAAGTAACAATTAGATTAGGAAAGATACGGGAACCAGCAAGAAAGGCGATGACGTAGTTAGGCGGATCCTCCCAGTAGAACAAATGTTACGTCAAGCACTCAGAGCTTAAGAAGATTGACTATCAATAACGTTTAAATCACCGGACATGAGAATGCTGCACTGTACAGGCAAAGCTCGTCAGGCCAATCCCATACGAATTCCGGTAATACATATATCAGATTGTAAGATTGAAAATAAGAATATCAGAGATATAAACTCTGACGGAGGTTCAATGTGAGTAATTATATCGAGCTAGAAGACAAAATAGCTTTTCACCCCGGATATTATATTGAGGAAATAATTGAAAATAATAAGCAAACACAGGAAGAATTTGCTAAAAGTCTTGACATTACCCCTGAAGATTTGGGTTTTTTAATTCGCGGCGAACGAAGGCTTGGCATGGATGTCGCAGTAAAATTATCCAAAGTAACCGGCACAAGCGTTACTCTTTGGGTAAATTTACAGGATACTTATGATTCTTTGATAAAAGAATCTAAGAGCTAGAAAGGTAGAGTGATAAAATGGGATATAGAGATATCTATGAGCTAGCTTCGCTGAAAGGAGCTAGACAAAAATGCGATTATATTAAAGCACATAGTAGCGATGAATGGTTCAAAAAATTTCTTTATTATGCATTCAATCCGCTAATTACATATCAAATATCAGATAAATTCATTGACAAGTTTCAAAAGGGAGAGATTGAAATCAACCCTGATACGAAGCTTGTCTTTTTTGATGATATTTTTAGTTGTTGCGAATATTTATCTAGGCTTCGAGCGGTAGATAGCGTAGCTCAAAAACAGGTAGCATTCATGCTTACAAGATTCCAGGAGGACGAAAGGGATTTATATCTTAAATTGTTGTCAAAAAATATAAGGCTAGGCATTACCTCTAAAACAATTAATAAGGTAATCCCCGACCTGATTCCTGAATGGGAAGTTCAGCAGGCTTATCCTATAGAAACAGCTACTCTTGGCGAGGGCACATATTTCTGGCTAACTCAGAAACTTAATGGGGCTAGAGCAACATTATATAACGGCCAGTTAATAGCGAGAAGCGGGACACCATATAAGGGGTTAGAGCATATCACAAAAATTCTCAAACCAATTTGGGACGAGGGATATATAACTGATGGCGAGCTTTTGCTCAAGGATAGAGGTGATTTGACAGACAATGAAGCGTTTAGAAAATCGACCGGTATTTTGAATTCGAATGATGAATATAAAACGGCAATTTCGTATACGATTTTTGACATTATTCCGCGTTCTGACTTCGAATCCGATAATCCTAAAGTTTTATATTCACAGCGAAGAAGCTTACTAAACAGCTTTAAAAGTCGGCTTGAGGATGATAATGGTTATGTAAAAGTCCTGCCAACTTTGTACTGTGGCACAGACCATGCACAGATTTCGAAGCTCTTAGATAAAATGGTAGCCGAGGATAAAGAGGGACTTATGTTGAATACAAATGTCCCGTATAAAAGAACACGACATAAAGGGATTCTTAAAGTTAAGAAATTCTACACAATGGATTTAGAGATAGTGGGCTTTGAAGAAGGAACAGGACGATTACAAGGAATGCTTGGAGCTTTTATTGTTAAGTTCAAAGATAATATAGTAAAAGTTGGCTCTGGGATATTAGATGAGCAGAGGCGACAATTTTGGGATTCCCGAGAGGAATTATTTGGTTCTTTATGCGAAGTAAAGTACAAGGAAATATCCAAGGATAAGAAAACAGGGCTGGAGAGTTTACAATTTCCTATATTTGTTCGCTTAAGAAAAGATAAAACGAATGTAAGCTACGGCTAAGAAGTAGCTTATAGAAGGGAGGTGATGCTTATGTTTTGGTTCTTCTTGCTAATATTAACGATCTGCATATCAATTCTATTCGGTATGTATATGTATCTCTGTGCCGAGAATGAAATAAAAATGTTCTCGAATGCAGACAAAGAGACAGAAAACTGGATAAGGCGAATAGATGACAGAGTTAAGACAATCGAAAAGAAGATGGAGACAGAAGAATGTCAGCATTAACAATTTTAACAGTCATAGCATTAATTCTTGTGTGGTTCCTTATTTCACCATACTTCACAAAGATTGGGAAATTTGTAAATAAGAGCTTCAAAAATGCTTTGACAGAAGAAAAAGAGGAAGAAAAGGAGACAAAAGAATGAAGAAACTTGGTGGAGTCGTAGCAGCTATTGTGCTTGTGTTAGGCGTTATTTTAACTGCAAAATCACTTGTAAAAGTACCTGCGGGTTATGTGGCAGTTCAGTATGATGCAAATGGTGGAGTAAAGGAACAGGTGCTTAATCAGGGATGGCATTTAAAAAGTCCAACTGTAAAAACCACTTTGTATACTGTAGGGCTCGAACAGTCATATCTAACTAAATCGAAGAAGGGTGATTCTCCTGATAATGACAGTTTTTCTGCAAGCTCATCAGAAGGAAAGTCTATGACTCTGGAACTCACATATACATATCAGTTTCAGCCGAACAATGTGGCTGATGTATTTACAAGATTCAAGGGGCAGAGCGGAAAAGAAGTTCGCGACAGCTTTATCAAGCCAAACATCATTTCTTGGACAAAGGAAATTGTCGCAAATTATAAGGTATCTGATATTCTCGGTTCTGAGAGAGCTAACATCAACAGTGCAGTGTCAGATTATTTGAGTGATAAATTTGACAAGTACGGAATTACCATTAGCAACGTATCACTTATCAATATCAGTGTAGACAAGGAGACAAGAGAGGCGATTAATGCCAAAATTACTGCACAGCAGAATGCTGAGACTCAGGCAATCAATAATCAGACTGCAATCGACAAGGCAAAGGCAGATGCAGAAGTCAAGAAAACATCTGCGCAGGCAGATGCAGATGCTAAGTTAATAGCTGCGCAGGCAGAAGCAGAGTCAAACACGAAGATTAATGGTTCAATTACAGACGGGCTCATTCGTATGAAGGAAGCAGAAGCAAGGTTAAAGCACGGATGGGTAACTGTACAAGGATCTGACACCGTTGTTACAAAGGATGCCGATTCAAACCAGTAGAATAGTGATAGAGGGATGTAAAAAATCATCTCCTCATCCTACAGGAGGAAATGCATATGCCAGATAGTGATTTAGATTTGATAAAAAGTTGCTCCGATGATGATGAAAAAAGAGAGTGTCTACACTCACTCAGTAAAGAGCGCTTAGTCGAAATGATTATTAGAATCACAAGAAAAGCTCAATAATTAGATATATTTACAACATATAGTAGCCAGTTCAACGCAGCTGGCTACTATTTTTATAAGCCATAATGCAAATTACTGTTTTATCAGTGCTTCCGCTGTCAGCGAAAGTAACAATTAGATTACATAGAGGACTGGGAAGGATCAGTCAAGACACAGTATCCAGCCGCAGACAAGAATCAAAGAAATAATATTTGAACATTGAAATTCAACCCCATTAGGGACATCCAAACATCTCTGCAGCAGGATATAAGACCATTCAGATTATGACTTAAAATTAATGGGAAGAGAGGTACTCAAAATGAAAGAAAATGAAATTCGCGATGGAAATATACGGCATCGTAAAAAGCAAGGCGGCATTGTTGGGAAATATCATACCCGATTAGGCTATATAACTAATATTAAAACTCGTTCGAATTCAACTACCGGATATACCGGGGTCAGCAAAAGAAGTAAAACAGGCAAGTATGAGGCATATATATCTGTCGAGGGAAAGAAAAAGTTCCTTGGTATATTTGATAATATGGAGGATGCGGTTGAAGCAAGAGAAAAAGGTGTTGACGAATACTATAGACCACTTGCCGAAATGATAAACGAAGAAATCAATCGTCAAGCCATTGGATAAGCTATAACAATACATAATTTTAATGTTATTAGAAATTATTATCTGACATGAGAATTTCGAGTATTCGATTAGCTCTGCTGAGCGATTTAATGAAATCACTTGTTACCTACAGTAAAGGGCTAATGCCAGAAAGGATAAAGTATGAAAGTTAGGATTAGTAATGGTAATTCTAAGATGGGGAGGATTCCGAGTATTTCTCTGCCAGCGGGAATCACCTGCAGAAGCGACTGTGAGTGCGGAAGAAAATGCTATGCAAAAAGAATTGAAAGAATAAGGAAAAATGTGAGACAAGCATATGAGTCCAACTATAAACTGCTCAAAAATGAACCACAAACCTTTTGGAGAGAGGTCGAGGCATCTATAATGATGTCTCGATTTTTTAGATTTCATGTATCCGGGGATATCCCAAACAAAGATTATCTTATGCATATGATGGAAATTGCTGAGAGAAATCCTCATTGTGAAATACTTTGCTTCACAAAGAAGTACGAAATAGTAAACAGAATATTGATTTCGCACAATATGCCACCTAATTTGCATATTATATTCAGCGCATGGCGAGAGCTTGATATGGAAAACCCAAATCATCTCCCGGAAGCGCATGTGAGATATAGAGACGGGACAACAACGGCACGAGATGATGCTCTTGAATGCTCAGGCAATTGCACAGAATGTGCGATTACTGACGAAGGATGCTGGACTCTTAAGAATGGAGAACAGGTGGTGTTCAATGAACATTAAAATGCGCGCAGAAATAATCCGCGCGCAAGAAAATTTAAGGAGTCACACCAACTCTAAAGGTGTAACTCAATGAGTTGGTAGTTTGGGTCTACAGCTCATCAATAATTACAATACCATTTTTAAAACAAAAATGCAATAAAAGAAGGTTAAATAATGATTAATCTATCAAATTCGAGCACTCAAAATGCTCATATCTTAAAACATAATCTTAGCATGATAGCCCATTGGTACGAGACGCATAGGGATAATAAAGCATACGAAAGGTTTAAACATGTCCCAGATTACGGAACTACGCAAAGAAGTATGGAGGCATAATATGCAGGATTTTGTTTTTCTTTTTATTAAAATACTGTTATTTTGCTTGGTAGAAATAGTAGTGGGACATATTTTGATACATATAGAAGATAAAGAAGATTCAAGGGAGGACGATGACAATGCCGGTACATGACGATTTAGGCTGTCGCATGAAGACATTTTATGAGCAGATTCCAAAGACAAAATTAATGAGAAGGTGCCCAGTTGCTATCAGAATTGACGGAAAGGCGTTCCATACATTTACAAGAGGATTTCAGAAACCATTTGATGAAGTGCTAATTAAGTCAATGCAGGGAACAATGAAATACTTATGTGAGAATATCCAGGGCTGTGTTCTTGGTTATACGCAGTCAGATGAGATTACATTGATTCTTGTTGATTATAAGAAACTCACATCTTCAGCATTTTTTGATTATGAAGTACAGAAGCTTTGTAGTATTGCTGCAAGTATGGCTACGATGGCATTTAATAGAATCTTTGCAGAAAAAGTAAAAGAATTTATATACAACGATGGTGAAAATTATGAAAACAATTCTGAAGAATATAGGCTATGCAGTGTATATAAGAACGCAGTAATAAAAGGCGCAATGTTCGATGCTCGTTGTTTCAATATTCCAAAAGAAGAAGTAACAAATCTTTGCTATTGGCGACAAGATGATGCTTCACGTAATTCAATTCAGATGGTAGGACAGGCTAATTTCTCTCACAAAGAATTACATAAAAAGTCACGTAATGATATTCAGGATATGCTTATGACTCAAAAAGGTATTAATTGGAATGATTTTCCGACATACCAGAAGAGAGGAAGTTGCTGTGTGAGAAATAAGATTGTTATTGAATCTGATGGTGTCGTGGCAACTGCACAATTAAGAGACACTTCTAAGTCTGAAAATGAGTGGATTATTGATACAGAAATTCCAATCTTCAAAGGAGAAGGAAGAGCATACGTTGATAGTTTAGTACTTACCGGCGAAGATTAATAAAAAGTGAGGTAATAAAATGTCTTATTGGACTTATATCAATGGCACAATAATAGTTAGACCTATAGGTAGAACACAGCCTGAAAAAAGGTATGTTCTTGAAACAGTGTTAAATCATCTGCCAAGAGTAACAGGTTCCGAGGGTGACATGAATGTATATATCATTCAGAAAAATGGTTATAACAGTTCGTGTTCATGTGATGAATTTGGCGAAGTGACAAATAATTTAATAGATAGATATGGGCATAAGAGTCGTAGTAGAGGACTGTTACAAACACAGGACGAATATATCCTTGTTGCAAATGCAGCTCTGAGAGATAGAGAATTTGAACAGACTTACAGAGAATTTATGAAATGGCTTGTAAGACTTTGCAAGAGAGTAAGCTGCGAAGACGTTCTTGTAGAAATCAAGGGATATGACAAATCAACTATTATCAAGAATAGAAACATTCAGAGAAAAAAGTATTCATTTAAGAGCGTTTTTGATTGTTTGTTTGAAAATCCAAGCTGGTGCAACGACAGTAAAGATGGATACAAAGAGCCAAACTGGTGTGAATTCATGATGTGGGACAGAGCAAAAGATTCTAACTGTCCTATGACTCTTGCTTACAAATATTTCAACGATGAAGAAAATGATCAGGAAGTTGAGAGAAGAATGAATTATAGATGAACGATATAGAAAGGAATAAAATTATGAAAATTATTGAAACAGGAACTACATACAAGGTGTATGGAGAAGATTTAGTCGTGTTAGATAATTTACCAGCTCAGACATACAAAGTAGGATTTGGTCAGTTCACAGGTTTCTTCTTAGAGAAGCAACACGATTTAGAGATTAAAGAGGATAAAATCTACGGAGTTCACGAAGAAAAAGCGAATAAGGTATTGAACAGATTTAAGAAGTCATGCAAGAATTTAGGTGTAATTCTCAGTGGAGATAAAGGAATTGGAAAGTCATTGTTTGCAAGATTATTGGCACAGAAGGCAATTCAAAATGGTATTCCTGTTATCCTAGTTGACGATTTCATTCCTGGAATTGATGATTTCTTAAATGATATTAAGAATGAAGTGCTTGTGTTATTTGATGAATTTGATAAAACCTTTGCTAAAAGTAAAGACAAAGATCCACAGTCAAAGATGCTTTCATTATTCGATGGTACAAGTTCAGGTAAGAAGTTATTTGTTGTTACATGCAATAATTATAGGGATTTGAACGAGTATCTTATCAATAGACCAGGAAGATTCCATTTCCATTTCAGATTTGAGTATCCAACGGCAGATGAAGTAAAGGGTTATTTGAGAGACAAGCTTGATGAGAAGTACCATTCTGAAATCAATAAAGTGGCTTCATTCTCAAGAAAGATTAAGCTTAATTACGATTGTTTATCAGCTATAGCACTTGAATTAAATGAGGGCGAAACATTTGAGGATGCTATTAAGGATCTTAATATTGTTAATACATCTGAAAGACAGAATACATACAAACTTACATTGTTTACAGAGGAAGGAGTTGTATTTAGTTCAGATAATGCAACACTTGATTTATTCAGTGGAGAAAATAACAATATCTGGGTTGAAGATTCAGCAAACAATGGTATTTACATTAACTTCAAGGGTAACAGCGCAGTATTTAATAATAAGACTAATTCATTTGTTTTACCAAAAGACAAAATTAAGGTTGATTATGATGAGGATTATATTGATGAAAAGCTGAGAGATATGTATAAAAATCTGCATTATACTTATGCCGAGATTGCATTAAACTATGGTAATCGTATTCACTATAACTTAGCGTAAATTCATAAGAAAGCAACGTATCCTTGGATTTTTGAGAGAATAATACATTGGAGGTGAAAATATGTATCAGAATTGTTGTAAGAAATGTGGAAGTATTTCGCTACATACTGAAGTAAAAGGTAATAATACAGGACTTTATTGTGATGATTGCGGTGCATGGATCAAATGGCTTGGTAAAGATGAATTGAGAGCTTTTGAACATGCAAATAAATCAAGAGGTTTAAGAGCGACTGCAAAAGTTTATGATGAAGTATTTGCCAATAATTCAACAGATAATGAAAATATTAATGATTGTTTGATTATTGGATTTGATAAACATAATGGCGAACAAACGTGGATGTCTATTGGTAGAAAAGACGGAGACACATTGGACATTGTAAACATGATTAAGGATGAAAGAGCAGAAAAATTATATAAGCAACTACTTTCAACTCAAAAATCAGTTTCGCAGTAAACCAATCTTTCATTGGATTAGTAATTTAAGGAGAGGCATATATGTCTTTACTATTTTTACACATCTTATTGGTAATTCTTTATGTAGCTAATGTAATTATTGATAAGAATAAAGTGTCTAAATTTCTTTATAATAGAAATCACAGAAACGATGTAACTAAAAATAGAATATACAAGTACGAAAGGAGATTTTAAATGAAGAACACAAATTGGAAAGTGCCAGTAATTATTGGCGTAGGAGTATTAGCGGTTATTTTGATGATTGTATTTGGCATACAGAGTTTACAAAATAAGGCTGTTGCACTTGAGGAGCAGGTAAATACAGCATCATCAGATATTAAGGTACAGGAAAAGCGAAGAGTTGATCTTGTGTATAACCTTGCTGATTGTGTAAAACAGTACGATAAACATGAAGCTGATACATTGACAGCAGTTGCCGATGGTCGTGGATCAACAGGAGATATTGAGAATGTAACAACAGCTATTACAGCAGTTGCAGAAGCATATCCTGAATTGAAGTCCAATGAAAACTATAAGACTCTTATGAATGAGTTATCTATGACAGAAAATATGATTGCAGAGCATCGCAGCAATTACAATAAGCAGATTAAGAAATACAAGAGATATGTAAGAGAACTTCCTACAAGATATTTCCTTGAATTGCTTGGATATGAAGTACAGGAATATGAGTATTTGGATTACAATGCACCAGTTGATGCTCCACAGGATTTGTTTAAAGAGGATTAGTATATGAGATATGGTTTTGATTTTGGCGATTTTGAAATAACAAAACGTGAAATCTTGGCTAGTATTTCTATCATTGCAATTATGATTCTGTTTGGTATTCTGATTTCTTCAAAGATTTCAGAACACCAAATGGATAAAAATGAGATTTATAACAAAGCTGTTAAGATAGAAAGTCAAGAAATGTTCCAATATGGAATGGATACAAATGTTGGTAATGCGTTTGTATATGGTGATTTGAAAGCAGTTGATACAGTTACATATCCTGAAATTGGTGGAGAATATATGTATGTAGAAAAAATCAAAGAGCGATACACAATGCATACAAGACAAGTAGCTCATACAAGAACTGTTAATGGCAAATCACAAACTTATTATACAACAGAAACATATTGGACTTGGGATAGAGTCGGAAGTGAAGATATTAAGTGCAAAGAAATATCGTTTTGTGGAGTAATTTTCACAAGTAAAAAAATTGATTTACCTGGTACTGATTATATTGACACTATCAAGGAATCAAGTCATGTAAGGTATAAGTATTATGGTGTTGGTACTGAATATAAAGGAACAATTTTTACAGATTTGAGAGATAAAACCATTCCTGATAACACATCATTTTATAATAATTCAACTATTGATGAGACGATAGAAAAGCTAGAATCTGATTCTCCAATTATTATTTTCTGGATCTTTTGGGTTATTTTAATCGGTGGAATGGTATTTGGGTTCTATTATTTGGATAATAGATGGTTGGATTAGAATTTTTCTTTCAAGTGAGGTTAGAGGGTAAATGGACAAAGAAATTAAAAATAAATTAATTGAATGGGTAAAGAACAATTATAGTCCAAAGGCATGTGGATATACAGAAATGAGATCTTCTGGAAATGAATCCGATGTATTTTGTGATGGATATGATTGTGGTATATCAAACGCCGCATATGAAATTGGTTGTATTCTTGGTATGGAATTAAAATAGCCTGAAGAGCAGGACTATGGCTTCTAAAACTTAAATGAATTTTTCTTTCTTGGAAGGTGATGTGTAGAGATGACGGAAAAAGAAATGAAGTTAATATCCGAGAAAATCAATAAACGAGAGGGAAGAAAATATCCATGTAGTAATCAGATTGTTGTTTGTGGATTCTTTTCTACGGATGAAGATTGGAATAATTTTGTGAACAAAAATTTGAATAAGATTAAAACACAGCAAAAAGATAGAGTTACATTTGCGAACAAAGAACGATGGTATTATTTCGATTATACTGATTATTCACAAAGAGGTTTTCGATTCTGCAAGATAAAAGTCTCTCGTAATATTAATCGTGAGATATTTTTAAATTGTATTTACCCATGTTGCTCGCTATATTGCAAAGAGATTGAATGGATTTAGGAGAACAATACTATAAATGGAGGTATGATTTTATGAAATTTAAAGGTGACATTATAATAACAGATCCTTGTTACATTATCCGAAAAGATAGTAATGATTGGGATAAATGTGGATATGGAGACAATATGGAGGCTCTTGGAATTAAGAACTACCTATGTAGAGATACAATCTACGGCGACTGGTCTTGTACAACATTTAATTCTGATATGAAAGAAAAAATCGGGGAGTTCTGTGCTGACGCAGGTATGGTTGCGGTATTTTTACTTGATGAAGTACTAGCATATAATCCAGATTTTGATTGGCATAAAACAAGACCTTGGACAACGACGTATATTAAAGACTTTGATGGGGACATTGAAATAAAAGTAATTCATATAGAAGGGGTCTATGACGACGATACCGACTACCACAAGAAAGGTGATAAGTGGGAAGATAACGAAGTGAGAGTTATTGGTACCGGCAATATCAATTTTGAAACTCATCAGACTGGGTTATAAGATATTAAGAGGTAAAATTAATATGAATTTAGAATTGTGTGATTTATGTCACAAGAAAGAGCCAAATAAAAGATTTAAAATTAAAATGTCTGCTAAAGGTTACTATAGAAAAACAGAATATGGCATTTGGTGGTGTGATTTATGGAAACCATATGAAAAAATTTGTGTTTGTGAAGATTGTGCAGAGAAATTGTTTGGTATAAAATCAACAAAAACCAGACTGAAAGAAATAACAGATATGTTACGAGCAACTACAGTTACGGTAAAAAACAGAGAATAAATGAGACTTGAATCCGACATTTCATGGTAAGTTTATAGCTACATATAGTAGTTAAAGAAATTACAAAACCACAATATATAGTATAGAAAGGAAGAGATATTATGAGTAGAACACTAATTGTAGTAGATATGCAGAATGATTTTATTGATGGCTCACTTGGTACAAAGGAAGCACAGAATATCATACCTAATGTGGCAAAGAAAATAAAGGAGTATCAGGATCGTGGAGATAAAATCATCTTCACTAGAGACACACATGATACAAATTATCTCAATACACCAGAAGGGAAGAAGCTTCCAGTAGAACATTGTATTTATGGTACTCATGGTTGGAAAATTGCAGACGGATTAGAAGTAGAGAATTGTTACTATATTGATAAGCCTACATTTGGATGGACACATTGGAGTGATTTAATCTTTGAAAAAGAGATAGAACTTGTTGGACTTTGTACAGACATCTGTGTAATATCAAATGCTTTAATTCTTAAGGCAACATTCCCTGATGCAGATATTACAGTAGATGCAAGTTGCTGTGCAGGTGTTACACCTGAGACCCATAAGGCTGCATTAGAGACAATGAAGATGTGTCAGATTAATGTGATTGGAGAATAATATGGATAAATACATGAGTGTGATAACCAATTTTGGATGCCACTATTCATGTCCATATTGCATTGTAAAGAATAATAATCTCCAGATTCCAAAGAGTACGATTGAAGGATTGGACTCTTTGAACGATGAGATTAAGAAAAATCAGTGTAATTGGGTATCAATATCTGGTGGTGGAGATCCATTATGGAATTTAGAGAATAACATTGAGTGGTATAAAAAGTTTTTTGATATTATATTAGGGAAAGTCAAGACGGAATTACATACAAGTATGCCAAATGTGAAGTCTGCACCGTATCCTTACTTTGACAGAGTGGTATATCATTTACACGATTTCGAGCAGTTAAAGTCTATTAAACGTGTTGGTCACGAAATCGTAAGAGTCGTATTCGTCGTCACGAAGAATTTCACAGAAGATCTAATAAATAGAATAGCAGTATATTGTCACAATTCAAATGAGATTGATGAACTGAGTTTCAGACAGATGGTTGATAATCATTATGAAGAAACTGATTATTGTAGAGAATATTTAAAAGAAGGACATCAGAAATTGTGGTGGTATATCGAACAGTGTGATTACAACTTATACTACTGCGAAAATAAGGTGTACACAGAATATAGAAAGATTGGAGAACAGAATGAAGTACAGTAATTATATATCAAATATCTTTAAACATTTCAAAAAGATATGTATTCATAAGTATTGGGTATTCTATTACTGTTGTAAAGCAGGAATTCCACTTCAAGGATTAGTACATGATTTATCAAAATTTTCTCCAACAGAGTTTTGGGAAAGTGTTAAGTATTATCAAGGTACTTCAAGTCCGATTGATGCTTGTAAGAAAGAGAACGGTTGGTCAGCAGCTTGGATGCACCATAAAGGAAGAAACAAGCATCATTACGAATATTGGCAGGACAATTTTGATAATGGTGGAAATCCTATTGAAATGCCAATGAAGTATAAAAAGAAATGCTTTGTGATTATCTTGGAGCAGGTAGAGCATATCATGGTAAATCATTTAATTTTGAGAAGGAATTAAAATGGTGGGAATCTAAGAAAAGTAAACCAATTGCAATGCATCCAAATGACATGGCTTTTATTGATAAGTACATTAATCTGTTTTATGAGTACGAAAACAGAGAATATGATATTAGAACAATATTTAATCAAATCAAGAAAGAAGGAAAATAATATGGAGCAGATTATTACAAGTTTGTTGGAGACAGATGCCTACAAATTGTCAATGGGACAGGCTATTTATCATCAGTTTAGCGATTATAAAACCACTTGGAGTTTTAAATGTCGTAATAAGGATGTTCATTTTACACCAGAAATGGTAGAAGAGATCCGTAGACAGATTAAATTATATTGTGGTTTGAGATTCACAGAAGATGAACTTACTTATATTGATAATATCAAATGGATGAAAGGTTCATATGTTGATTTTCTGAGATTGTGGCAGCCAAGATATGAGGATTTTGAAATTACAACAGATTCAGATTGTGGTCTTTCTATCGAAACATTTGGTACATGGCTTAATACCTCTATGTATGAGATTCCTACACTTGCGATTGTAAACGAAGTATATTTCAGAATGGCATATAACTATGAGGAATTGCTTAATAGTTTCAAAAAGAGATTAAATGAAAAGTATGAAAATCTCAGAAGCGGTCATTGGTATGCTGGTACATTTTCTGAATTTGGTCTTAGAAGAAGACTTTCTGCTGAAGCACAGGAGTTAGCTGTTGAGAAGTTTTCACATTTGAATGATACATTACACAGTCCATCTAAATTTGTTGGTACATCTAATGTATATCTCGCAAAGAAATATAATCTCACGCCTGTTGGAACTATGGCTCATGAATGGATTATGTGTTCTGGTCAGGGCAATCACAAGCATAATCCGGCATATTCAAACTGGTATGCCTTAGACGCATGGGTTAGAGAGTATGGTGTGTTAAATGGTATTGCTCTCACAGACACAATTACAACTGATTGTTTCTTGAAAGATTTCCAGTTGACATATGCAACATTATTCAGCGGTGTAAGACATGATAGTGGCGATCCGATTGAATGGGGTGAAAAGATGATTAATCATTATGAGTCACTTGGTATCAATCCTAAGACAAAGACACTTCTGTTTAGTGATAGTCTTGATTTTGAAAGAGCTGATAAGTTATTCAGACACTTTCATGATAGAGTAAACGTTGCATTTGGAATTGGTACTTATTTGAGTAATGACACAGATGTTCCTGCTTTAAATATTGTAATGAAAACCACTAAATGTAACGGTATGGATGTTGCAAAAGTGTCTGATGTAGAAGGTAAAGGTATGTGTAAAAACCCTGATTATGTTGATTATCTAAAGAGATGTATTAATTGGAGAATGAATCATGAATAAAATTTTACTTATACCAGGAAGTTTTAATCCAATTACTAACGCCCATGTTGATATGGCATTGACTGCTAAAAAAGCGGTTAATGCTGATGCTATATTGTTTATACCTGCACATGATACATATGTTGCGAAGAAAAAGACTTTGATACCTGGATATTGTCGAGTATCGCTGATTAATTCAATGCCAAATTGTGATGAAAATAATATGTGGGCATCCGAAGTTGAAACAACCAGCTTCTTTCCACAGAGGACATACAATACTATCACTCAGATAAGAGATATGAATGAAAAAGATTATATCTTCAACGAATACTATATTTGTTTAGGAATGGATAATATTGAAACACTTACAACTTGGTATAATTGGAAACCGTTTGTTGGGGAATATAATTTTGTAGCATGTGTGAGAGAAGGTCAGAACCTTGAGACTGCTTTAATGGAAGCAAATCTTATGGCATATAAAAATCACTTCACAGAAATTCAGATACCAGAAAATCATACTTCTTCAAGTTTGGTTAGAGATTTATGTGAAAAGGGTGAATTTGAAAAGGTAAAAGAATTAGTTCCTAGAAATGTATATGAGTATTTAATTCGGTTCTATGATGTGATGAATCGAATGTAGGAAGGAGATACATAAATGTTTGATGCTAAGAAAGTAAAAAATGAAATCGTAGAGTGGATCAGAAATTGGTTTAAACAGAATGGTAAAGATTGTATGGCAGTAGTGGGAATTTCTGGCGGTAAGGATTCAAGTGTTGTAGCCGCATTATGCGTAGAAGCTCTTGGTAAGGATAGAGTTTTTGGTGTGATGATGCCACAGGGAAGACAAAGAGATATTGAATATAGTCGTAAACTTTGCAGTTTTTTAGACATTCCACGTACTATTATTCCAGTCGGAACAATTGTGAATGTTGCAGAATATGAGATTAAAACATCATTAGATGAAGAGTTATCAATTCAGACAAAAACAAATCTTCCTGCTCGTATTCGTATGACTACACTTTATGCAGTATCACAGACAGTAAACGGTCGTGTCGCTAATACGTGCAATCTTTCAGAAGATTGGGTAGGTTATGCCACAAAATATGGGGATGCTGCTGGTGATTTTAGTCCGTTATCTCAGTTTACTGTAACAGAGGTCAAGGCTATTGGTCGTGAATTAGGGCTTCCATCAGAATTAGTTGATAAGACACCTACTGATGGTCTTTGTGGAAAGACTGATGAAGACAACCTTGGATTTACTTATGCTGAATTAGACGCATATATCAGAGATGGAATTGAACCAAGTGAGGAAGTAAAGGCTAAGATTGATTCAATGCATGAGAAAAATCTGTTTAAATTACAGCCAATGCCAAGTTTTGTGTATCAGGCTTAAATAAAATACTATATATAGTGTTTATAAAAAATAGGCACTATATATAGTAATATTTTTTACCAAGAGACATAGATTTCTTGAGGATTTTTTAGACGAAGAGATTAGCCGAAAAATGAATATGCATTTTAAGAGAGTCGAGAGGTAACTATGAGTAGAAATACAACAGTTGTAGTAGAATGTGCCAATTGTGGCTCAGATTTTATAGACGGGACGGTGGGGAATCGTAGACACTCTAAATATTGTCCAAGGTGTATATGCGCTTATAACCAAGCGATTGATGACTGTTTGAAAGCTATAGAACCTTTAAACGATTTAAAAGTGGCACGAAGATGTATTAAAGAGCTGAAAGGCTAGATATCATAATAAACTGGAAGGAGATTATATGATTAAATTATTCACACACACAGATCTTGATGGTATAGGTTGTGCAGTTTTGGCAAAACTTGTATTCGGTAAAGATGTAGATATTTCATACTGCGATTACGATAACATTGATTCAAGCGTCAAGGAGTTTATTGATAGTGAAACAGAATTTGATATGTGTATTATTACAGACATCAGCGTAAATGAAGGTACAGCGAAGATTATTGATGAAAGATTTGATAATTTCTATTTATTAGATCACCATCCAACAGCTCTGGGACTTAATAAGTATCCTTGGTGTTCTGTAACAATTGAATATGAAGATAAGGAGCTTGGAACTATTAAAACCAGTGGAACAGAGATGTTTTATCATTGGTTAATCGAGAATGATTATTTGAAAGATTCAGATACATTAAGAAGATTTGCTGAATTAGTGAGAAATTATGACACTTGGAGATGGTCAGGACTCGGTGAGGATGGTGTTATTTGTAAGCAGGTAAATGACTTACTTGATCTGTATGGTCGAGATGATTTTATTCATTGGTGTATTTCGGAGATACGTGGTGAAATATTCCCATTATTATCTACCAAAGATGAGGTTGTTCTAAAGATTAAACAGGATGAAATTGATAGATATATTGAAGAAAAGAATAAAACTATGTTTACCAGTCCTATGTGCGGTAAAGTTTGCGGCTTCGTATTTGCCGACAGGTTTATTAGCGAATTAGGCAACAGCCTTTGCAAGATGCATCCAGAGATTGATTTTGTTGCGATGATAGATATTGATGGTTACGCAGTCTCTTATAGAACTGTTAAAGATGATATTGATTTAGGTAAAGATGTGGCAAAGTTGTTTGGTGGCGGCGGGCATCCAAAATCCGCTGGCTCAAAGTTTGACCAGAGCATTAAACTGGATATTGTCGAAAAAATCTTCAAACAGTGAGGTGAGTACTATGAAATATAGAGAGAAGCCACGAGTAGTTGAGGCCGTCAGATATATGATTGATGAGGTTTATCCGGACTGGTTTATAGAGATGGTTAAAAATCGCACTATTATACTTTATGACGACGGAAGCGTCTCTTGCAATACAGACGGAATGTGGCTTGGAGCCGCATATGGAGATTATATAGTTCTAGGAAAAAGCGGTGCTCCTGTTCCTATTATGAAAAAGAATTTTGAAGAAAGTCGTGAACCTATAAATGAGGAATAAATTATGAGAAGAGACCCCAATCAAAAGTTTATAGAAGACTATATGTCTACCGTAAAGCTTAAAAGGATATATCCGCTTATACATTATCATAGGTGTAGAAAGTGTGGAATGGAGTATACAAGAGAACCTATGTATTTATGCCACCACTTTGACTGGATCTTTGGTAGAAACTGTGCATATGAGTATGGTTGCCATCACTGTTTTAGTAGCAAAAGTGAATTCAAAAAATATTTAGAAGACAATCAAATAATAGAGGCAGAAGAAGCATTAACTGGAGATAGCAACGAATAGTCGAAGGAAATCTTTCTTGTGAAGATTGGAGGTGTAAATATGTATCGAGAATTAAAAGGTAATGAAAAATTTTCAGATAAATACACAACATGGATTATAGCATATTGTTTAGATACAGATTCATTTTTTGTAACGAATCAAAGACACTTCTTCTGGGAATATAATGATGAATTCCAATGCGAAAACGATGCAATTAATTATTTCAGAAACCATTTGAATGAGTTTAGAAATGCTAGAAAAGAAATATTGAGTCATTGTGGTGGATGGAGCATTGATAAGGATTTATTTTTAGAAAACACGAAAGAAAGGTTTTCAAATGCAAAGAGGTGATTAATATTTCAGAGCTACAGGATAAACTTGAAAAAATAAGTGATGTTACAAAAGTCTTAATAGTTGGTAAAAAGATGGATGCAATAGGGAAAATGATAAGTGCAATGGCAGAAGCTCGAATACAAAATGAGTTAGATCAAAAATATAAGGATTTAAATGTAGAGTCACAAGGAGACTTATTTGAAGATTTACTTAAAACAGCTAAAGAACTTGACCTTTTAGATGATTTAGTACTTGTTCCTGAACCACCAAAACAAGATATATCTACTCTTAAGAAAAGAATAAAGTATTGTAAGAATCCTATGGAGAAAAAGAAATTAGAGCAGGAACTAAATGCTTTATATAAGGAACATAAAAGAAATAGGAGAACTACATCTGTGGAATATGTGAAGCAAAAGTAGCCGAGAAGATAGGAGGTGTGAAATGAAAAAGTATTATAGACAAGCAATCGCATTTCTTTTGGTATGGTTCTGTAGTGGTGTAACGATGTATTCATATCAAGCAGAAAATAAAATACTTGGAATCACTTTTACACTTTTAAGTTTTTTTTATTGGTTCATTATAGACAAAGATGAATAGGAGAATAAGTACATGAGAACAGAGAATATAGAAGTAACATTTAAAATTCCAATTCCAGTTGATAAGCCTGATTTGAACGGTGTTATATATTCCAAAGAAGCAATTAGAAATGCTTATAAAAATGTAAAGGATATTCCAATTGAAATACCATGCAATGATGGCCGGTTTCTTCCTATTGGAGTAGCACAAGAAGTTGAATTAATTGAAGATGAAAATGGTATGTATCTTACAGGCGTTGGTCTTGTTTGGCATGGTGGTACAGAAGAAAGCGTTGAGATGGTTAATGATAAGGTCACAAGTTTTCATGTGTGTGGCATTGGAGTTGCAAAAGAGTAGGAGAATAACTATGAGAAAAATGGCTGTATCTATGGAATATGTGAAGCAAAAGTAGCGGAGAAGATTGGAGATGTGAATAAATTGCCAACAAAATATGTTCTTGGTAGTGGTAACTTGACTTTATTCGATGCTACAGAAGAAACAGTAGGCATCAATAAAATATTAGGATTGGATATTGCTCAAACGCCAGATTTTTATGATGTTCAATATGTAAAGATTGTTCAGGCAAGAAAGCATAAGGAAAAGAGAATAAATAAGAAGTGGCTTAAACGCTATGGTTACAAAACAGTAATTGTAAATAGTGAAGGTTTGGATGTGAAAACGCACACCGATGGAACTGTTGAATTCGTAAAAAAAAGAACATCCAGAAGATTACGAATAGGAGAATCCAAATGAGATTAATTAATGCAGACAAGTTGAGTTTTCATTGCAACTATGAAGGTGATTGTTCGGGAGATATATCACACTAAGAAGCACTAGCGTTGACTATGCTGAAGACCTAAAAGATGCATATGAGAAAGCTATTGGCATTGTGAAAGCAGATGGAGCATGTCGATAATTGTGAGGTGATGGAGTGAAATATATAGAGCGAAAAGATTATAACAAGGTGATAACAGTTAAACTTGTGATTCCGGGTGGTTGTAATGCGAAATGTCCGTTTTGTTACAATAAAGATAAAGATATGTCGTGTGATAAACAACAATTTTTAGATAACTTCATTGAATCGCTTGATGATATTATAACAAGGATAGCTGATAAAAATCCTATATCAGTTGATATAACTGGCGGTGAACCTACATTGGATTCTAAATATTTATCAAAAGTATTTATCAAACTGAAAGAGTTCGATATTAAATCAAAGGTTCTTAGAGTGACTATGACAACAAATGGTACTCATCTAAAAGAAGTAATCCCATATATGAAAGATGTTGTTGACTATGTAAATATTTCAATTCACGATTGGCGACCATTAAGAAGGAAAGAAATACTTGGATTCTGTTTCAATGGAATTGACTATAAGGATATGATTCAGCAGCTCAACGATATTGGAATTACAGTATCAGCATGTGCGGTTATATTTAAGAAAATTCCAAACTTTGTAAAGTGGAGAGATTTCTTCGTTGATTGGGCAAAAGATGTAGGGTTTATTGCGGTAAGATTTAGATGTGATGTTTTCTGGAATGATTCTGATGTGTTTGATTCCTATTTAACAGAGTCGATGAGTGAGGCTGATAAATTTGATGTCATAGATTATGAAAACACAACGGATTCTCATTGGTGTAGACTTCGCAGAAAAGATAAGATGAGAGTATTTTTCTTGCATGGTGTCTTAGACACCTCAATCAAGACAAAAGGTATTGAATATGTAATAGATACTGATGGTCGCTGCTATTGTGATTATTACAGAAGGACTAAAGTAGAAGATTATCAATATGAAGTTGGAAAGATTTATGATGCAGTGAGCGATTAAATAGAGAATAAATAATTGTGAGGTAGTATTTAAAATGGCTTATTGTTTTAATTTATATACACCAGATATGAAAGAACAGAATAGTGGAAAATTTGTAGCATGTGAGAAATTATTGTTTTCTAATGATGCACCATTTATTGTCGATACAATTGGATATTACGAACAGTATACCGGTGGTAAATATTTGGATATTTATAACAGTGTATGTATTTTAAATGAGCAGCAATGTGAAATTGCAGATGAATATACAGGAACGACATTCTTTACAGATTTTATTAAAAAACATGACTGTAATGGAATGTTCATACAGATAACATGAAAAGAAAGATTCGTTTCCTTTGAAGTCGGAGGGGGATACAGTGGAAAATAAAAAAGAATTGTGCAAAGTACAGTTTATGAAAACCTTTGAAAATCACTATGATTTTGAACGGAAGAATATTATCTTAAATTCAATCAGGGTGGCGATATTGGATAGCGATAAGCATTTTAAAGAAATGATTCCATTTGATATTCAAATGGTAGGTAAAAATGGCTTTCGTATCAGACCATATTCTTTAGAAGGAAAGTTTCTTGTAATGTATGAGTGTATGATAGAAGTATATAAGGTTATAGTTCCAGCTAACGCAACGCAGAGAATAGGTAATTTGTAAATATCAAAAGAGATGGAAGAAGTAGTAAATTTGGATTTTTAGTGAAAAGTAAACTGTCCCCTTTGTCAAGGACATTTTGAATTAGTGTAGTGCCTATTTTTTAGACACCTACACTAAAGTGATATCCTTGATTTTGGACATTCCCTGGTTTGGTTCCCCACAGAAGTGGACACATGACATTTTCGGTATCCACGTAAATGGACATACCATCCCATCCAGTGTGATATTCAGTTGGTTTATTTATTATCATCTATATCAACTGCCGATGCACCAAGCTCTTTAGGATCCTTTTTTATGGCTGGCATGGCAGGAATATTCGGAATATCCAGAGGATATTTACCAGTAGTAACAAATTTGTAGAATTCATTAGGCGACAGCCTGGCAAGATGCCATTGATACCGCCGGTTGTTGTAATAATCAATGTAGTTATCAATGATTACCTGAACATCAGCAAATGATGTACATTCAGCAAGCTCAGGCTTGATATGGTCTTTCATGTGGCCGAAGAAACTTTCCTGTGGGGCGTTGTCCCAGCAGTTTCCCTTGCGTGACATGGATTGGCGCAGTTTTTTGTCATACAGGATATTGATAAATTTGTGGCTTGTATAATGACAACCCTGATCCGAATGGATGATGGTTTCAGCCTGCAGGGACACTCCATGATATTCTACCAGTTTATTGATGGTTTCCAGAACGAAATCAACCTCTAGTGATGGACTGAGCACATAGGACAGTATCTGCTTAGTAAAGGCATCCAGGACAGTAGATAAATAGGCAAATGTGCCATTATAGGGCAGATAGGTGATGTCTGTCAGCAGGACGATCCGTGGACCATATGCTTCAAATTCACGTTGAAGCAGGTTATCTGCGACACTGCTGGTTTTAAGGGCTTTTGCCATCCGCCTGTAAGGATTAGGACCTCTATAAGGGCATGACAGATTGAATTTATCCATCAGACGCCGGATCTTTTTGAGATTCATAACCACGGGTGGATCCATGTGAAGAAGAGCCATATAGATGCCTTTTGCGCCTTTGGAATAACCGTGCATTTTATATGCAGTAAGGATTTGTTCAAAGTCCTCTCTGTCCTGCTGTTCCCGCTGCGCTCTTGCCGGGGCGGCATTCAGCCATGCATAATAACCGCTTCTGGAGACTCCGGCCATAGCACAAAGTGTTTTTATGGACATGGTGTTATGACTTTGTTGCATGGTATTGTAGATTATTTCAAAAATACAGGAAGAATCGTTCATGAGCAATGCACCTACTTCCTTGTAGTTCTGATTGAGGAAATTTTTTTTAAGAACTCCATTTCCTGTTTCAGGTAATCTACTTCCTGTTGCAGTTGCTTGATTTTGTCAGCATCTGAGTTGTTTTTTGAACCGGTGTCATCGGAAGCATCAGCAGCTGGTACACTACGAGGCCTGTAGCCTTCGTGAAATTCGCCGTACTTTTTATATTCGGTACGGATGTGATTGGAGATGCTCCATATGCGGCGTTCTCCGATGATACTAATGTCAAAACCGTGATCTTCAAGGATTTTTCTTGGAGAAGTACCAGATTTATATTCTGCCAGAAATATCTCCTTGAATTCCTTAGTAAGATTGATCCTTGTATCAGTAACACTGTAGATATAAGGGTTTTGACGAAGTAACTGTTGTTGTTCCTCAGTAAAAATTTTTCTGCTCATGAAATCCTCCATTTCTGTGATTAGAATATCACATTTGGAAGAGGGTGTCCAAGAAAAAGGTGTTACTTAGGGGTGTGTTTATAAACAGGGATACAAATGGTGAGGGTGTCCTAAAAGTAGGTACTACACTAATTCGCGTGTCCACTGTTATGGGTATATTATAGAATATTAGGGTGTATGGCATTATTGTCAATGGTTGGTTGTGGAAGGATAGAAGGTGCAAGTGTTCAGGATTTAAGCAATACTAAAGATGCAATTGTTGAAAGTGAAACCACTTTGGCAGAAAATAATAATGAATATTCAAATAAAAATTCCCTATTTTATAGTGATATTTCTAGTTATGAAATTTTTACAGATGTAAATAGTGAAGCTGCGTTAAAAAATCTTTACTATAATATTGATGAATTTATTGATAGTGACTCATCAGATGTCATTGTAAAAGGAAATATTATAGAAATAGAATATGTGTATATTGATGGATGTTCTTATTCTGTGCTTACCGTTGATGTGGAGAGAGCATATAAAGGCGAGGTGCAGGAAACCATCACTGTGTATGAGGATGGAGGATATACTCGGCTGAGCGATGAAAAGGAACAAATTGAAGCACATGCCGATTTGTCACAATACACAGAAGAAGAAATGGAAAATTTGCTAATTAACCATACTTTTATGGGTGCGGAACATTCAAATGTTGGAGATACTGTTATTCTATTTCTGAAAACAAATGAAGGCAGTATTCTGGGTGACAGTTATCGAATTAACTGTTCAGTCTTTGGACGGTACACTTTGAATAAAGATAGCTATATTAGACCTGAATTTATTGTTGAGAATGATAATCCAGAGAAAATAACAACATATAGTAATATGGATACATTCGAGTTTTCGGTGTCTAAATCAATGCTTGAAGATAAACTTTCACAGCAGTAAAATGTCTATATTGAAAATATTGGAAAAAAGTAAATGTTTGATATAACAGACTATCAAAGAAAATTATGCATTTTTTCTATGGGGTATTCTTGCAACAGTGATGTAATTTAATAGGCACAGGAATATGTCAAAAGACCAAAACAGAAAGTGTTAATGATAATAGGTGTTTACTGTTATAACATTTGTTATTTAAAGGGACTGTCGCTTTAACGATTTAGCATGACAGCCCCTTTTTCGAATCTCTTTTTTAAAATATTATAGGGAAGAAACAAGATGGACTAGAACAAGTCCCTTTTCATCATGCATATTGCATAAAATAATGCAAAAAGAACCAAAATGGGTTCATAGGCATGGTGAAAAGGGATGGAACAGAAAATAAAGCAAGATGAGATATTTATTGGTAAGAATATCCGGCGTATAAGGAAAGAAAGAGGAAGAACATTTGCTAAAGAGATATAATTATATTCTTTAAGTTCGGAGACAGTAGTAATGCCGGCATATGTTAATGCAAATTTGGTAATAGAAGAAAGATTAAGCTGTTCAAAATGTTGATTTTGGTCATTTTCTACAAATATAGGTCGATTTCTGCCTTTTATTTGATTGTTCGGGTGAGAAATAGTAATATATGACTGTAAAATGGTTTTATATTATTCTAATTGAACGAGGGAAAATAAGCTATGTTTATATGGAAGTAAATAAAGTTTTTGTTGGAAGGTGCCAAAATATAAAAATATGTACAAAATTAAAAAAACACAACCAACCAAACGAGGAAATATGCAAAATTTAGAGAGGGGGGAAAAACGTATGTTTAGAATTGCTATATGCGATGATGAAAAGATTTTTAGAGATGACCTAAAGGAAATACTTATACGTTATATGACTGACAGAGGAATAATGCTTGAAATTGATACTTTTAGTTCAGGAAAAGAATTTGTTGAACTGGGAATTGAAATGGTAAAATATAAGATTGTTTTTCTGGATATCAACATGGATGAACTGGATGGAATTATGACAGCAAAAAAGATCCGGGAAAACAGCAAGGATATGTTTATTGTTTTTGTTACAGCCTTTGTAAACTATACGATAGAAGGATATAAGGTAGATGCAGTAAGATATATTTTAAAGGACAATAAAAATCTGGTTGCCAGTGTTTATGAGTGCATGGATGCAATTCATGAAAAAATGGATTATAAGATTACTTGGGCTGAATTTGATTTCTGCGAAGGTACAAGGAAAGTTTCATTGAATCGCATATTGTATATTGAGAGTAAATTACATAAATTGGAGTTTCATGTAATGGAGGATTGTCTGCAAAAATATACATTACAAGGGACGCTAAATGAAATAGATGATAAGTTTGCCGGAAATGATTTTCTGCGGATACATCAGAGCTTTCTGGTTAATATGAAATTCATTAAAAATATAAGCAGATACAGAGTATTGCTGAATAATGGAATTCTATTAGATATAGCTAGAGCGAGATATAAATATGTAGAAGAAAAGTTTATCGCTTATAGAGGTGAAGTATAAATGTTTGTTTACATTCAGAGTCTTTTGATTATGATGTTGGAAATATTATGCTGCAAAATTTTTTTTGAAGCATTTGGAATAAAAAGAGAGGAAAATAATTGTTGGAAAAATTATAGTATAGTTATCGGATTGACAGTGCTTTGCTATTTTATTGCAATGATTTTTCGAGACTATTTTATTGTAAAGCAGGTATTTTCAATTATTCTCATAACATTCTTTATGTTGCTTTATCTTAAACTGAGTTTTGGTAAGGCGATGATTTTATCAGCATTATTTGAGAGTCTTTTGCTCGTGATGGATTATTTCGCGTTACTTATGAATATTTATATTTTTCATAACATGGAAGAAGTATGGGAATCACATGTTATACAGGGTTCATTGGTCGTTGTTTTAGGAAAGGCATTGTTACTTTTTGCTGTATTAATTATTAGAAATCATATGGAGAAAAAATCTTTGGCTATGCTGGCAGATACAGAATGGCTTCGGTTTATTTTTTTCCCTATTTTCACAATATGTGTTATTACAGCTATGATAAAAATGTCTGAAGATATAAAAAATAAAGCCCAGGAGAATTTATTTTTTGTTATAGCGTGTGGATTGGCGGGAATGAACATAGTTGTATTTTATTTAATATATGATATTTTAAAACGAGAAAATAAATTGCAGGAGGAACGTATTTATAGGATACAGGTTAAAAACCAAATAGGTATGTATCGTTCTATTTCTGAAAATTTTGATAAACAAAAGAAAATGACACATGAATATAAAAATCAGATTATGTGCATTGATTCTTTGATAAAAAAGAAGAAATATGATTCATTGGAAAGCTTTGTAAATAAAATCAGTGGTCAAATTAGTAAAGAATTGGATTTTATTTGTACAAATAATGTGATTGTGGATGCGGTATTGAATACTAAATATCAGGAAATAAGGGATAAAGGTATTGTTTTTGTATTTAAAATTAATGATTTATCATCTTTGAATATTAGCGATGAGGATGTTGTGGTTATTATGTCCAATTTATTAAACAATGC